TCTTGGCGATCCGCTCCTGAATGGTCTTGAGTTTCGCAGTCAGCGACTTCACTTCGTCCGCAAGCTGCTCGTTCTTGGTCTTCTGGTAGTACTTCGCCTGAGCTTTCGCTTCCTTAGCCTTCTGAGAGGCTGTCAGATGCTCTTTCTTACGACTCGTACTCTTATCGGAAGACTTACGGTCGTTTGACGACTTGGAATCGGAAGATGTGTTCTTCTTCTCCGTAGTCTTGACGCCGCTTCGAGCTTTGGCCTGCTTTGTGAGAAGTTTCAGCGCCTCCTGAAGCTTTTCCAGCCGCGCTCTCAATGCGGCTACCTGAGCTTCGAGTTGACGCTGTCGTTGCTTACGTCGCTCCTGCTGGGTCTGTCGGGGACGAGACTTCGACACGTCCAGAGTGCCGGTCTTACGCCCCTTGAGCTGACGAGTCTTCAGGTAATATGCCCGGCGCTTTTCCGGATCATAAACGTGAACGAGTTCGTCATCCATCTTCGATCCCCAGATCAGAGAAGATCGAATCGACTACACCACTGAGTTCGTCCAGACCACTTTGCAGAGCTTCATCGCCGTCGTCCGGAATATCAGCAGACTCATCGAGCGGTACCGCAGGGCTCTCGAGAGGCTGAGGCATGTTGCTGTTGATGAGCTTGTCCGCCTTCGGATCCTTCGACGGCTTGATACCGATAGCCGCACGGATCTCGTTCGAAGCCAGAACCTCGTTCCGGGTGAACTTGTCCACGATCTCGGCAAGCTGTTCCATCGGAACGAGCTTGAACGGGTCCCGGAAATACATGATCGACTGCTTCTGCGTCCGAGCCGTCTTGGACAGGAAGGTTCGCTTCATGGCTTCCGAGATCGCTTGTACGAGAGGCTCGACAGTCCTGTTGAAATAATTCAGCATGGCCTTTTCATCGGCCGTACCGTCCATGACTTCAGGAGTCAGACCAAGCTGAGCGTACAACTGATTCGTGAGGTATTCGATCTGCTTCAGAAGGTTGTTCTCAAGCGGTCGGTTCAGCTGCTGGATCTTTTCGGTACCGTCGACATAGGCGATACCGTACTTGCTGCCCGTCAGCTGGGCTTCCAGATCCTTACGCCTTTGTTCCGCCTGCTGTCGCCGAGCTTCATGCTTGACGACGTAAGGGAGCTGGATGATCATGTCCAGCTTTCCGGAACTGGTGATCTCGTCAACCGTATCCAGCATGCTGAGCTTGCGCTGCAGACGCTTCAGGGTAGAGTTCGGCTGATTCATCACCGCATACAGAGGGTTCTCGACAACCGCCGCAAGTCTCTTGGGAACGGTTACTTCTTTCCTCTCGCCGTACCGGTCATCGTAGAGACTGACTCGGACATGCTGAGGAAACCATCCGACAATGGTTCCTACTCGGAGTTGCTGAACACTGAACGCGTTGTTGTCTGTCGGATCAATATCGGTGACCACCGGGACTATGGCGATGCAGCCCTCTTCGAAGAGAGTCATCGCTATGTCCTGACGGAATTGACGAGCCCCCTGATCAATGTTCGGCTCGACGGTCAGGCACTCCTGAAGGTCGGTTTTCATGTCCTCCAGATATCGGTCCTGGTCGTCCACTCGGACATGTCTGATGTCGATACCTGCTACATCGATCGCCATACGAGTATGGATAGATGCGAGGATAGAACGTTCGTTGGAGAACGCAGACCTTCGGTAATTCGGGTTACCGTAGATGCCCGATCCCCGGTCATGCGAATGGATGCCCCCGTTTATGTAATTTTCGTCTGTGAACAGACTCCAACTGTGTTTGAGAACACCAGCCACCTTTGACAGCAATCCTGCCATGTTTCACCTCCTCTCATTTTGACGGTTCGAAACTAGCTGTACTCTTTACCTTCGGGAATCTTGAGATCGAGAAGAGCCTGATTAACGTCGTCAGCACTGAGTGGCTTGACGCTCATCTTCTTCAATGTTCCGTTTGGGTTGAGTACGATGAGAGGAGCCTCGGAGAGATGTCCGCGGTCATTGTCGTCAATAACCGAGTTATAGCCCTTTTCACGAACAGCTTTGAAATACGCTGAGTTGAGAGGAGTGTCAGCATACTGCATTTCGGTGAAGTCCTTATACGCTCTCAGTCCCAGTTGATGAGAGTTCAAACGCTTCACTTCTTTGGGGTAACTCCTCTTCAGGTATTCCCTTCCGGTGACGATCTTACCGTTCTTCAACGTGATGGACTTGGTATCCATCAAACCTATGAACGCATCAACACGAGCCTTCTCCGAAGGAGATTTGAGCGTGTTGACGGCTTTGAACGTCACCTCATAGTGCTGCTTGTAGGACTTGCTACCTCCGGATTTGAACGGGTTCTTCGAGTTGGTCAGAGGCATGACCGCACGATAGAGACTTTGATCAGATTTTGTATAGGAAACGTAAGTAGATTCCCCATACGTTTCGGCGGATCTCTTTGTGACTCGACGTACGTTAGTACCCTTCCTGACCAGTTGATCCTTGGTCGAAAGTTTGTTGTACTCCTCGTCGGTCATCTTTCGAGTAAAAAGATCTTCGCCGGTTCTGTACTTGCTCTCCATGGCAGCAACAGCGAGATCGTTGTGCCTCTTTCGCGCTGCTTTACGCTGCTCCTTAGTCCAAGTTGAGGGTTCGGACTTCCTCACACCCCACTTCATACCCTTGACGCCGTAATGAGAGAGTTCGCCCGAAGACGTCATCCCTTTGATCTTGTACGGCACGAACATCCTCCTTCCGGCTAGAGTGAAGAGATGTTGTAGACACCCTTGCGGTTCTTGGCGTAGTCCGGACCGGTTGTCGCATGACGGGGAAGCCCCATCGCATCGGATACTGCGGCACGACCTCGGTTTGTCTCGGCTCGCTTTGCCACGGACTGAGCGGCAACACCTGCCGAGAGTTTGATGACGTTTCCGATCACTCGGGCGCCGGAAGCGATTTCCGGTCCGAAAAGGACGCCCAGACCTACAGCAGTTCTCTGGCGGGCATTGCGCCGCCTTTCGGCCGTTCGGGCTTGATCCAGCGTCTTCCCTTGGTTCAAACGCCGGTTGATGCGCTTGACGCCTCGCTTACCGTGCTGGGTCTTGTCATAGGCCCTGCTTCCGGCGGAGTACTGCTGGTTCGGTGCGTTCAGCTCCGCACGTCGGACGCCCCATCGCATGCCCTTGACGCCGTAGTGAACGAGTTCACTCATGTCGATCTCCTGACGGAATATCAGGCTTCGAGGGCGGCGACCCGAGCCTCGAGCTTGGCGATGGCCTCGAGAAGGGTGTCCGTCTCCTCGACGTCGTCCGCTGCGACAGGGGCGTAGCCCGTCATCACGATGTTGGTACCGGACGGAGACCAGAGATCGCCCTCCTCGGTCACGAGAGCGATCTTGGCCGTGTACCGGTTACCGAGACTGCTCAGGTTTTCGGTGACGACGGCACGGCCTACGAAACCGTTGAAACCACTCATTCGAATGCCTCCTTATGGAGCTTGTACGCGACGAAGGCGTCCAACATCGCGGCTACGTTGTCGATCTTGGCTTCCTGGCGCTTCTTCCAAAGCTTCCGGTTACCGTTTGTGTCTTCCATCGTGATGGCATTACCCATCGCGAAGGTCATCAGATCCTGATCAAATATGAGCAAGCGTTCGCCACTCAGAGCCTTCAGTTCACCAAGCGGAACAGACTCTGTACGCGCCCCCTGGATGACTTTCTCTATGCCATACGGCCCATTCTCCGCTTCCCAGCGGGTGACGAACTCCTTAGCGTTGTAGGGGTCGAAACCAAATGCGCGCACGTCATAGTCAGATCTCTGGATGAAGTCATCCAGATCATCATAGACTTCCATCATGTCGAGGATGGTGCCTTCCATGATATGAAGGCTGCCCTCGTTTATGAAGTCGTCATACTTCTTCCGCATTGCGCCTGGAAGGTTCATCAATGTCAGAGAAGTGATGTAGCTACGAGTCTTGATTCCGAACCCGCCGTTGCCTAGCGGGAACATGAAGGTGAAGGCACAGAAGTCGTCACCCTGCGAAAGGTCAGCACCTAGTGCGCAGGGCATACCGTCGAACCAGGCCCGAGGATGCGGAAGTGTCTCCTCGTAAGTGAAGAAGTACGTGAAGCCTTCCATGGGTATCCCGAATCTCTTGGCGAGAATATCATTCCTCGCCGCTGGGGCTTTCTCGGCCCGTTCGACATCGAGCTGATAGACGTCGTAAGTAACTGTCTTGCCGAGATTCGGGTTGGCCTTCAGCCACGTCTCCGGATTTGCGACTTCTTCCAGTTCATCCAGCTTGTAATGCCAGATCGAAACGTGGGGTGCTTGGTACTTACCTTTGAGAATATCGGCAAGCTCAAGCTTGATGGTGTCACCACTGCCATTCCGGACTGTTCCCTCAGAACTGACAGCCACGATGAGGTAGTCGTCGAGCTTTGAGGCTCCCTGTTCGATGGCACCGATGACATCCTCTCGCAGATCTCCAGAAAGCCACTCATCTACAGTGGCGACCTTGGTCCGAAGACCCTGCAATTTATTGATGGTCATCGGACGGACTTCGAGCATCGAGCCGGTAAGGAAGTTTTCGACACCCTTTTTGGTCGCAGCGAGTTTAACTCTGTTCGCTTTTGATCCGGTTGTGTTCTGAAGTGATCCTTCTGTCAAAAATGCGAACAGAGGTCCACGGCTCCGAGTGATAGAAGTGCGAATCGGTGACATTACCTCTTCGGCCTGCTTCATTGTCGGAGCTGTTGTGATCTGATGTGTCGTCGACGTGTCCACATTGAGGAAATAGCTCTGAAGACACGACTCGTACAGCGACTTGGCGGCACCTCGGGCAACGATGAGGTACTGCTTTGTCGTCAGACGCTTCTTGACGATCTTGTCGACGTAAACGCCTCCGCGACCGTTCGGAAGGGGTTCGTAGACGCTTCGATTGACGAAGTAGTACCAGCAGAAAATCTGCTCGGCCCACATCTTGAACGTGTCCAACAGATGCAGATCACTACCATCGGTCAGCGTCAGCTCATTCTCACAATAGAGAATGAAACCCTCGGTCGGTCTTGGGTCGTAGTAGATGTTCGGGTTGGCGATGAGCGCGTCGATACGGTTCATCTCCAGTGAGATTTCCCGGTTTACAGGAATCTCTCCCCGAATAACCGCGGCACGGAATTCGCCGTAATACTTCGGCGTCGCCGTGTTCGACAGTTCCATCGTCCACCCTCCTTCCTACTGCGTCATTCGCCTTACGACGACTCCGGCGCCTGCTGCGGCTGCTGGACCGACTCCACCTGTGAAATATCCGAAGGTGGCGGCAGCGGCGGTCTTGAGCCCGGTCTTGACGTGCTCACCTGTCGGGGTTTCCAGGAACTTGCGGGTCTTCTCGATGGTGTTACCTATGGCGAGCATCTTCTTGACCTGATTGTGTCCTCGGTCAATTATCGCCTGCTGCTGAGGCGAGGGAGAGGTGATCGACTGCTGGAAACGACGCTCCAGATCCATTCGCTCGAGGTACTGACGCATCTCCTGATTGGAAAGGGAGCCGGTACCCTTGGTCTGAATCTTGTCGTGGAGCTTGTTGGCGTTCCGGGCATCTTCGGATAGGCGTGGCTTGGGTCCGCTTGGAGCGCTGGCGAGTTCGGCATCGCTTCTGCGAACACCCCACTTCATGCCCTTGACGCCGTAGTGGTAGAGGTCGTCCATGGCGATACGTCCTCTTTCGATCTGAGACATCGCTACCGCCATCTCGGTTTCCGGATACTTGAGTTCGAACGTGGGACCTACAGAGTCGTCGACCCAGACAGCGATACGGTCGAAGCTCACGTAGGTGACTTCTCGGTGATCGATCGGGTCTTTCGCCGGGTTGTCGGGATACCCTAGAGTGAGATGTGGTGTCCACGAAGGGTATTGCTTCGGGATCAGATACGCTTTCCGGATCAACTCGTTCTGAAGGAGATGACTTCTGAACAGAGCGATGTCCTTCGTCCACTCCTTGTGGAAGAAGAGAACGTCCGCATTCTGGTCACCCAGCTCCCCGCGCTTCTCGACTTCGAGTACGAAAGGACTGAGCTGAGATGCAGCATGCTCGACCTGCCCGACGACGAGTTCCATCTCGGCGGCATCAAAAGGATTTGCGCCGAGATAGAGGAGGGTGAGATGCGGTTCCTTCTCGCTGGAGATCTTCCGAACGTAGTCTCCCTCGCGAGGGAGGGCTACTACAACGAGATCGGTTCGGTCCATTGGTCACCCTCCCTCAGGACGCTGATCCTATACGTGTATTCGTCCCTCTGCAGCTTGTACGCATCCCCGAGGAAGGATGTTCCTGGAGGATCGAACAGCCTCTTCACTTCGAGATAGACGAATGACTTGACGAAGTTGTACCGCCTGTCAGGGAGGAAGTCTTCCCACAAGGCCGAGTCATCCTCGATCTCGAACCCGTCTTCGGGACCGACTCCCAGCTGTGTCAGAGTAGCGAACACAGAGTTGATGTGTATCAAGAGATCGAGATCGAAGCTGTCGTCGTCTTCGGTCAGCCCGATAACCTTCTTGATGGTGTTGAGTATGCTCTGGGCCATGTGGGAAACCTCCTCCCATTTTGACAGTTAGCGCTTGCCCTGCCGGATCAGCTTGTTGACTTCGCGCTGGACGTTGACAGGGTTGTAGCCCGCTTCCCTCAGGTCCTCCGACCGCTCGGGGTCGTTGCCCCACTGACCCCTGAGAACCTCGGCGGCGACCTGCTGGACGGTCTTCTGACCCTTCTTCGGAGTCATGAGCTCTTCGACCCGGTCCTGGACCTTCTGGAAGTCGTAACCCGCCTTGAGGAGCCTGCGGACCCGGTCCGGACCGTTGCCCCAGTCACCACGAAGGACTTCCTGAGCCAGCTGCTCGATCGTCTTCCTGGTG